ACTAAACCACTTAAATATTGTGATCCGCCAACATAATTCTTTTGTGATACTATACCACCTCGAATGGCAACTACTGGTATTCTAGGGTCACTTCCTGCTTTCCAATTTGATTCGGTAATATCAAGACCCAAATGTTTTCTATCTCCACCATCTCTAGAAGCTCCGAATCTTTGACTTTCCCCACCCTTAAATGAACCACCGGGTAATGGATTGAAAGATTTTCCAGTTGTAGGAGTAGATGTTTGTGCTGGTGTTGATTGAGCATAAGTAACTGTTTCTCTTTTGGCTCTTTGGACAATTGCCATCTCTGCAGATGTAGCATTCTTTAAACCTTCCCATTTGCCAGGACCACCTGTTTTTAAAAGATAAATTCCCATTTTATCTTGATTTTCTGGACTAAACATATCAGTTGGTTTTAGTCCAGCACCACGCATAGCTTCTGGAAGTGTATTTCCTATAATTTGATATCTTCCAGCAGCATGAATAAATCCCTGATCATTTGTCAATCTTCTATCCTGTCTCCTTATTATTTCACCAATTGTCATAGCAGTAAGATTTTTTCCAATAATATCTTTTGATGTTTTACCACCCACTGTTGCTTTAGGTTGTTGTCCTTTAGCATCTGGAATTGTTCCTTGATTCATTGCATTATATTGAGCACCAACAGATTCATATTTTGAAATAATGTCAAGTGCCTGTTTAGTAACTCCAGTTACTCTACTTGGAGCACCTTCTTGAGGAATTGGAGGGAACATTGTATCTGGTTGCTTTTCATCAAGTGCTGGTGCCTGCTCACCAGTTTCTAGTGATTCTGTCAGTGGTGTTGTAAAAAGTTTAAAGGTATCTGTAATATTAGTTCCTAAATCCTTAATAGAAAGATTTAATTCTTCAAAGGATCTTGCAACAGTTCCTTCTCCAGCAAATTCATCAAAATCTAAACGAACAATCGCATTTAATGAATATCCCAAAGTCTGACCAAAAGATTTAATTATAACTTGCATACTATTCACCATACCATACATAGATCTTCCAAAAGAATAAATTCTAGATATAAATTCTTGACCCATAAAAATCCACCTTGGTAGATTTTCTACAATCCAACCAGCAGTAATAAAACCTAAAAATCCCAACAATCTTCCCAAAGGTCCTTTTTCACTTCTAGATGAAAATGAAAGTCCTGCTTGTGGAGATGTTGATACTCTTGTAGATTCAATTCTATCCTCAAGTTCTTGCCTTTTAGATGCTTCTTCTCTTCTAGAACTTAAAATATCAGATCTTGCAAATAACTCTCTCTTAACTCTAGTATTTGTAGCAACGATTCTTGAAATATTATCTACAGATTCATTTACTGATGATGTACTTTTCTTAGTGTCAGATAAAGTCTTAGAAATATTTTGAATATTAATAGATGACTTTCGAAGAGATTCTAATACTGCCATATCACATCACCACATTATAATTTAACTGTGAATATAAGACATAAAAATTATCAGGATTTGCAGAATTAATTAAAGGAACATCTGTCAGTGCCCCATTAGTTAAAGGAGGATTGGGTTGCTGTTGTTGAGCACTTGATGTCTTAATCATTGTCAAAGATGGTTTTGGTTCTGGTAACTGACCAACTTGCTGAGGTTCTTTAGGTGGCATTGTCACTTGTGCAGAAGTTATTTTTGTCTCCTCAGTTTTTGATGGTTGATTCATATTGGCAGAATCTTTTAACTTCATCTCATTCCAATCATAACCTTTTGTCTGTGCCCAGGTTTTTGCCTGTTGTTGTTGATCAGGCGTCATTTTTTTCCAAGCATCATCAATTCTTCCTCGTGCTATTGGATTATTACGATACTGCCATGCCTGCTCAAATTTCTTCTCCATATCTGGAGATGGAGCAGGAGTTGATGGTTTTTGTTCACCCATCATGGGAGTTTGTGGTTGAGCAGTAGGAGGTGCTGGTGGCGGTGTTGGTGAAGGTGCTGGTTTCAGTGAAGATATAGGGACCACTGATGGTGGTGTTGGTGAAGGTGCTGGTTTTGTGGAAGCAACAGGTGATTTTTTTAATTGTTCTTTTCTTTTTGCATCTTCAAATTCTTTTTTCTTCTCCTGTAATAATTTTGGATCTGCTCCAGTAAGATTTGAACCAAATAATTCTGCAATTTGATCTAATGTATAAGTTGCACCCGCAACTGCCCTAATTCCTCTAAATATTCCACCACCAGGAACAAAAGTTAAAGCTGATAATATAGCATCAACTTTTTCCCCGTTCATCCAGTTCATCCATCCAGTTAGACCATTAATTAAACCACCAATTAATCCTGGACCTCCCCCTCTAGGTTTTGGTCCTCCGCTTGGTGGAGCACCACCAGGTTTTGGTCCTTTAGGTAACAACGCTGCAGCAAGTGCAAGAGGTTTTGCGATTAATAATTTCGTTAATCCCGAAGCAATCCCTGCAATCGTTCTTGTAATTAATGAAAATCCTGCTTTGACAGCAATTAATCCACCAACTGCTATTCCAACATTTTTAAGAATGTTAAATCTAATTTCATTAAAAAGTTTTGTATTTCCTTCTTCAGATGCCTTTATTGCATCTACTGTTTGTTTAGTTAACCAACCACCAAATAAAATTCCAAGGGCTGCTCCTATTCTGCCAAAAATATCATTTACTTGTGGAACTAATTTTTGTACAGGTTCAGCAACTGCATTTTGAATTTTTTGTTCTATTTCATTCTCTTTTCCAATTCTAATTTGTCTTTCTGCTAATAATCTTTCCTTTTCTTGATCTACTCTAACTTTATTCCGATCTTCTGTTGCATCTTGTTGGAGAAGAAGAGCAATACCAGAAAGACCAGTTCCTAATTTTACAATATCGGTTCTTATCGCTTGGAGAGTCGAATTGAATCCTAAGAGGGCTTGCTCCTGTCCTCTGGATAATTCTGCATTTTGTGCATCAGATTGTGCTCTTCTGTTCTCAATATTTTGAAAAACTGATGCATCAATAGTAGATTTTTTTAAAAGAGCAGTTCGAACTTCTTGAGACAAAGGAGATCCCGTAACTGGATCAACACCAGATCTACCAACTTTTTCGGGATCTAACTCAGCCATTTGATTGGTCTTCTATTATTCTTATTTATTACTATATAAATAAAATTGCCTGAAGTTGACTGCAATCTCTACGGGTCGGAGAGGAGAAATCCTCTCCTTTGTAATATAAATACAAATGCAGTCAACTAAAGAGTAGATTTATGGTAAATCCTAACAGATTTTATACCTATGCTTATTTGCGTGAAAATGGGACACCTTATTACATAGGAAAGGGAAGTGGTAAAAGGGCATTTTCTAAAAGATATAGAGGAGCAAAACTACCAAAGGATAAATCAAAAATAATATTTCTCAAACAAAATTTAACTGAAGAAAAAGCATTTAATCATGAAAAGTATATGATTCATGTTTTTGGTAGAAAAGATTTAGGAACAGGTATTCTCCATAATAGAACTAATGGTGGGGATGGATCAAGTGGTGCTATAAGATCTTTCGAGTTTAAAATGAATTTGAGTATAATAAACAAAAATAAAACTCTTTCAAACGAGCATAAAGAAAAATTAAGAAAAGCAAATATTGGAAAAAATAACCCTAATTATGGAAAGTCTGCTTCACCAGAAACCAAAGAAAAAATGAGCAAGTCTCATATGGGAGAAAAACATTCTCACTCTAACTGGTGGAAAATTACTCATCTAAATGGAGATGTGAAAATACTATGTGGACTATCCACTTGGTCAAAATTAAATGGATACAATTCTGGAAATATTCATAGTGTATATACAGGAATTAGAAAAAAACATAAAGATATTATAAAAGTTGAAAAAATAAAATAATCATTTATTTTGTTGATTTTTAATGTTTTCTTCTTCAATATATTGCTTCAATAGCGAAATGTAAATTTCGCGCTCCCAAGGTATTAAGTCACCTATTTCCGTTAAAGACCAATTATGATGCTGAACCAAAGAAAAATTTGTCTTGTAATATGACTCAAGACTTTCATGAGCCATTCCTAGGCGAAAAAACTTGATAGTCCTTCCAGTAATACTTCACTTTCTACACCAGTATTAGGGTTTTTAATTTTTAGAGTATGAGAAAGTTTAGGCATTGTTGAAAAGAAACTTTCAACTTGCTTAAATTGCTTTGAACTCAATTGTTCAATAAACTCAGACAATTCTTTTTGAGTACAATCTGATGCAGACCAAGACTCTTCTTCATTATATACTTGTTCCATACAAGAAATAATAAGATTGAATGTGTCATCAACACTCATAGTAAACTCATTTCCAAAGTTAGATTTAATAAACTCATTCATTGATGGATATTTCATTCTCAAAGATAAATTATCATCAAGTTTAATATCTCTTGAATGATTTTCATCAACACTAATTTGAATATCGTCAAGATTAACACTTATTGGAACCTGTGTTGTTCCATCATCTGGGCAGGTAATTAAAACATCAACCGTTTCTCCAACAGATTTTCCACGAATGTTAAGAAACAAATATTCAATATCAAAAGTTGCAAGTTGTTCAACTTTAATTCCTTTAGTTAAAATACAATTATTAATTACAGTTTTAACAGCGTTTGCAATTTGCTTAGGATCTTCACTCTCCATTGCAATGATAAGAATTTTTTCTTCTTTTACAAGAAAAGGACGATATTTAATTTCTTTTTTAAGAGATGGAATTTCTAAAGAATACGAAGGAGTTGCAATTTTTGGAAGAACCATTTTTTTAATTCAAATCATTTAAACATATTTAGTCTTCAATTTTAATTCGCAATATAGTATCAATATTTCTTTTTCTTTGATAATTCGAAAGTCCAGGAGCATTTGAAATATAACCAGTAACCAAACACTTCCATTTTTGCTTTCCTATATTTTGCCTCTGTTCCTTTGAAAATGCATGAATACCTGTTTTATTTTCATATGCTTTATTTCCACTAATCTTTCCACCTTTACTTCTTGCTTTATATTTTTCTTCCTTACCTATTCCAAACATTCCTGCATTATTTTCATACAATAATTTTCCATATTTTTTTCCAAGATTTTGTATATGACCACTTTCAACATTTTTTTGTGCTAATTTTTTACCATTTTTCTGCCTAATTTCTGTAGATACCCCATATATACCAAGTCCTAATCTTTTTTGAGTTTCTCTACCTTTATTACCATCTTGTACAATTTGTTCTTTTGTTCTTGAATGTATTCCTAACTTATTTTCAACTAATATTTTTGCTCCCTTTTTACACATTTCTATTGAAATTATTCCTCCACAATTTTCATTCAAACAATTTGGATCATTAATTACCTGTTTAATTAATCTGTTTTCTACATTATTTGCATGTTCTCTAGAATCAAATAATTCCAATATTTGTTTTTTTGGTGTATAAAATTCCCAACACCATTTATGAGTTACTGCAGAACCCATATAATACTCTTCATACTTTTTTTCAGTATGACTACCATAGTAATAATAAGGGACTTCTTCAAAAGTAATTTTATATGTGTATATACGAGGTTGCATAACTGCTCTTAAACTGGTGGTTAATATTATTTATATTAGGAAAGGAGCATTTCTGCTCCCATTCTTCCTGAAAAGAACCACCAGTTCAGGCATTAATATTTATAATAACCATTACAAATATGATAAAATTATTTATCTGTTATTTGTCGATCCATAAAGAGATTCTGTCAAAGTTTTGTCAAAAGGAAATAGTTCTACTCCATTTGATGGAATAGATCCAGGAGATCTTGGAACTAATCTTGGTCTCGGTTGAGAAACTGGTTGTGGTTGTGGTTGAGAAGGAAGTTTATTACCATCTTCATTTCTATTAAAGTTCACACTATAAGATTTTCCAATTACATAACGATCAATTTTGAATGTTACTTGCATCTTTAATACATCAGATTGTCCATAAGAAACTGGCATGGATGCAATATTATATGGATATAATCCAATAAAAGTATATTCTATTTCTCTTTGATAGTCACGATCAAATTTAATAATTCTAGTTTTATTTGACTTATAATATTCTGGATACTGCATCCTTATGAAATAACCTCGATCAACATTACTATTGATTGGTAAATTATTTCCATTGATTGGATTTGATGATCCACTCGCAATGAATTCCATCCAATGCTCTAAGAATTTTAATGTATTGTAATTCTTGTCAACATAGAATTCAAGACTTATATCTTGATATATTCTTTTATGAGCAAAAGTTTCAGTAATACCAATATAATTTCCAGAAATATCTACAGTTGCAAGTTGAGTTGTTGGGAGAACAGCATTATGGCACAAAAGTCCAGCATCTTCAGCAATAAATCTTGACGATACTCCCCTAGTTCTCAAATAACTTATTAATTCTCCAGGAAGTCCACCAAACTTAACCTCATAATGAGAAGTTTGTGCTAAATTTGTAAATAGTGGTTTGATATCTGATATTCTACGTGGTTTTGCCACTCTAAATACCTATTATGAGTTTCTTGTTGTAAGTATTTAGATGTCATATAAAGGAAAATATAAACCATCCTTTCCAGATAAGTATCATGGGGATGTAACTAACATTATATACAGATCTTTATGGGAGAGAAAGTTTTGTGTTTACTGTGATACAAATGAAAAAATAATTGAATGGTCATCGGAAGAAAAATGTGTCCCCTATCGTTCCCCATTAGACGGAAAGATTCACAGATACTTTCCAGACTTCCTCATCAAAGTCAAAGAGTCCGATGGTAGTATCAAAAAATATATGATTGAGATTAAACCATCCAAGCAAACTGTTCCACCCACAAAACCAAAAAGACAAACTCAGAAGTATATTTCTGAGGTTTATGAGTACGCTAAAAACCAATCAAAATGGGAATCTGCAAGAGAATGGTGTGCTGATAATGGATATGAGTTCAAAGTAATCACCGAGCATGAATTAGGTATCAAGTAATGGCACTCACAGGATACGAAAAAAGATTAGAAGATTATACTAAAAATGAATTAGTTGAAATTGCTGAGAAATACAGCATATATTATACGACAGCAACTGGTCAAGGTCGAATTGATGGGTATCAAAGATTAAACAAAACTCAACTGATTAGTTTAATCAAAAATGACCATGACTATAAAAGTTCCAATCCAAATTCTCCCAAATTACCAGGAACTAATCGTGGAGGAAATAGATTTTCAAAATTTAAAGAATCTCTATTTGGAAATGAAACTCCTGAAGAATTAATGGATGAAATTCTAACAATTGCAAGTGATACAAAAAGAAATTTTCCAGTTCCAGGTAAGTATTACACTTACGTCTATTATGCTGCAACTCCAAAAATACGCTATGATCGCCACCCATTAATTATTGCTGGAGACATATTACCAAAAGGATTCCGCGCTTTTAATTATCATTGGGGAAAAATAAGACAATATAATACTGTAGATGGTGATAGATTAGTAAGTGGTTTGTATGAATTGACACCACAAGAATATAATACTTTAAAATCAGTTCCTTATGGAAAAATTGTAAGAAATTGACAATAAATAGTTAAAAAAGTAAATGGCAGGAACATTAAGATATCCTCTTAGTAATATTGGGCCACAAGATGATTATTTTAAAATTCAAGTCCTAAAATATGAATATCCTAGTTTAAATTTAACTGGAGGATTTGCTTTAAGAACAACAGAAGAAGCATTAAGACAAACTGGAAGCATTAAAACCTCATTGGCAACTATTATTCTACCAATGCCAGCAACAATTCAAGATAACAATGCTGCTGAATGGCAATCTGGAACTTTGAATCCAATTACTGCTGGACTTGCTGCCGGAGCAAATGCTGCCGTTTTAAGCAATAATGTCGCAGCATCACTCGGACAATCTATTACTAAGTTACTTCAAAATATAGGATCTGTTACTGAAACTGGAGAAGGACAATCAGCGATTGCTGCAGGAACTGCTGCGGCTGCAGTTCAAGCAGCAACAGGGCAAGGAAACATTAATCAAATTATTTCAAGAGCAACAGGACAAGTATTTAATGAAAATGTAGAATTGTTATTTAATGGCGTAACAATGCGTCCAGCATTTAATTTTACATTTGACATGGTTCCAAGGTATAAAAATGAATCAGATACAGTTAAAACCATAATTCGAACTTTGAAAAAGAACA